GGGGGGCAAGTTCGTGCCATCGGTGACATTGGGCGGCGGGAATTACGAATACCTGCGCGTGCAGTCCGATGGCAACAATTGGCGTATTGTGTCGTCAACCCGAAACACACGGCTGAACATGGGTTTTGAGCCCCCGCCCTGGCCGAGCAATTGGCTTTATCCGACGAGTTCGGGTTACGCCGCCACGCTCGGCGACAACGGCAACACCTTGTCCTCGTACGATACGTCGGGCGGGCTCACCGTCACCCTGCCCCCAACCACCAGCCTGCCCAACGGCTGGTCAATGGGGTTCGCCACCGACAACAACAAGCCGCTGACCGTCGCGGTGAACAGCACAGCCGGCGGCCGCATCATCTGGCCGGGGTCGGGTGCCTCGGCGATGTCGGTCAGCCTTGCCAACAACAGCGAAGGCGCCTACGAATATTTGACCGTGCAATATGATAGTTTGTCGGCCGGCGGCAATTTCCGCGTTGTCGATGCCACCCCGGCGACCTGGCAGGCGATTGGCGGCATCGGCTCGGCCTCGATTTCGCATTGGAGCTTTCCGTCGGGGTCGACCGCCTATGCCGCGAACCGAGCCGACAACGGCAATGTGATCTCGGCCTACAACAGCACGGGCGCCTTTCTGACCGTGATCCTGCCCCCGACAAATACGATCTCGATGGGCTGGACGATCGGGCTTACCAACGACAACGGCAAGATCGCCAATGTCCAGGTCAATAGCACGTCGGGCGGGAATATTCTTTATCCGGGCAGCGGGAACGCGCTCAATAATTTGTCTCTCGCCTCCGGAAATTATGAGCTGCTGGTTCTGCGCTTTGACGGCAGCAACTTCCGGGTTACGGAAGCGACGCCGGCGACGGCCGCCCTGATCGGGATGTCCGGCTCGACGCCCGACATCAACCGTTGGAATTTTCCATCGGCGGCAACTTATGCTGCGGGGCCGAGCGACAACGGCAACGCATTGTCGAGCTATAACACCTCTGCCGGGCTCACCGTAACATTGCCGGCGACGACGACCATTGCGCCCGGCTGGACCATGGGGTTCGCGACCGATGACGGAAAGCCGCTGGCCGTTCAGGTCAACGAAGTTTCAGGCGGATCGATCCTCGAACCAGCGCGAGGGGGCACCTCCACTTCGTCGATCGCTCTTGCCGCCGGGCAAAACTACGAATTCCTCCAGCTCCGTTTTGACGGCAGCAATTTCCGGATTGTCGGCGCTACGCCGCAAACGATCAATGCGCTTGGCGGTTTGATCTCGCCTGGCACGCCGGCTTCGAGCGGGGCCCCGTGTAACGTTGGGCAGCTCCAGGCCGACATCAACTATCTTTATTTCTGCGCCGCGCCGAATACGTGGAAGCGCGCGGCACTGTCTTCATTCTGAGCGGAGAGGCCTCGACCGCAGAGAGTGCGATCATCTCGGGCCGCTGCAAGAGCCGTATCGATCTCTCGTGCTTCCGGCCGCCAACATGATGATGTCTCATGAGATTGACAGAAGCGCGAGGATGACAATGTGGTTATCGCGCAGCTCGAAGCTTTCCGAGGTAGCGGCATGACCGCGCCAAGCGGAAAGCGCACCTCTCTTGCTTCCTATAGTTGGGGCGGGTTGGGTTCACAAAACGATATCACCCAGTATCGGGAGGTCTTTCAACCCGATCAAGGGATTTTTTCGCCGGGCTATCCGCTGGTTCCGCCCGAACGCGAGCGTGTCCGGGTTTGGGATTTCCCGGTTGGTTACAATACGATTTACACACCACGCGGTTACGAGCCGACCGGGTTTCACGAACTGCGCGCGTTGGCAGAAAACCATGACATTACCCGGCTGGCGATCGAGACCCGTAAGGATCAGATCGAAAAACTCGAATGGGAGATTAGGCCGCGCAACGAACATAAACCAACCACGGACGTGTCGGCGCGCATTGCGGCGCTGACTGAATTCTGGCGGAAACCCGACGCCGAGCAGCCATTTGGAACTTGGTTACGAGAGTTGCTCGAAGATCTGCTGGTGTTGGATGCGCCGTGTCTCGAAATGCGACGCAACCGTGGCGGTGACATTATCGGTCTCGACGTTGTCGACGGTTCGACGATCAAAGTATTGGTCGATGATACCGGTCGGCGCCCTGGGCCGCCAGCGCCAGCTTATGAACAGGTCATTCATGGCCGCCCGTGGCGACTTCTGACCGCGGATGAGCTGCTTTACCTGCCTCGAAACCGACGGCCGCATAAGGCGTATGGGTTCGGGCCGTGTGAACAGATCGTCATGACCATCAATATCGGCTTGCGCCGCCAACTCATGCAGCTGCAGCACTTCACCGAGGGCAACGTCCCGCCCGGCCTGTTGAATGCTCCGGACGGCTGGAATGCGGAGCAGATCCGCCAATTCCAGGAATGGTTCGACTCCATCCTCGCCGGCAACACGGGCAGCCGGACCCGGTTAATTTGGGCGCCGACTGGCGCAAGATACCAAGCGTTTAAAGAGGCGCCGTACAAGGACGAGTTCGACGAGTGGTTGGCTCGGATCGTCTGCTACGCCTTTTCCCTGCCGCCCACGGCGTTCACCCCGCAAGTGAATCGTGCGACGGCCCAATCCGCGCAGGAGACGGCGCTCGAGGAGGGCCTTGCTCCGCTGACCGGCTGGGTCAAACGCCTCGTCGACGGCGTCATACAGGACCGTATGGGGCACGCGGACCTCGAGTTCGTCTGGTCAGGCGCGAGACCCACTGATCCAAAAGATCAGGCATCCATACTCGACATCTACGTCAAGGACGGAATCTATACTTTGAACGAGGCGCGCGACATCCTCGGGTTGCCGCCGACTGAAGGCGGCGACCGGCCGATTTTTCTAACCCCAACAGGCCCGATTCCACTGAGGCCGAGCCCAACATTGGATTAGCAGATCACTCCCATTAGAGGCTGATCCGCGCGAGTTCCGGGTCTATTCGAGCGGGGAGCATCCCGGCCGAAAGTAGCTGGCACCAAGCCCAGTCTGCGGCGCTACTCCTCAATCGCGATGCTTTTAAACGATGCTGCTTTTTGCGGCCGCACGCGCCCTGCTGTCAAAGACGAGAAATTAAGGAGCCAATATGAGCGTTCTTCCGAGCGACCTCGTTGCCTATGGCTCGGCCTACATGCCGGAGGCCGATGGAACTACTGTTGGCGGCGCGGTCGATTTTTCGCGCCGCGTCGCCTTCTACGACATCACGCCGGCCGGTACGATCAACTTCGTCTCGTCGAGCGCCACCGATACGCACGTTCAAATCCAGGTCGCGGGGCGCGACAGCTCCGGAGTGGTCCAGACCCCGGCGGCGGTCACGCTCAACGGCAACACGCCCGTCAGCGGCTCGCAGAGCTTCGAGCGGCTGCTCTACGGCGTCGTCTCCGGCGCTTCGCCGAACGGGCCGCTTTCCGCCCCGACCGGGGGCGCCGATACGACGCTCTCGGCGAACATCACCAGTTCCGCCACCTCGATGACGGTTACGGCGGACACCAATTTCCCGTCCTCCGGCAACTATTATGTCGCGGTCGATACCGGAGCCAGCTTCGAGATCATGCAGGTGACCGGCGGCCAGGGCACGACCACCTGGACCGTGACGCGCGGCGTCTCCGGGTTTCAGGGCGGCGTCGCGCATTCTTCGGGCGCCGCGGTCTATTTGATGCCGGTCGGCGACGTGGCGGGGATCAGCAACATCGCGGTGATCTCCGGGCACACCGCGCAGACTGGTGCAGCCAGCCACAGCGGTACGACGCCAGCGCTGATGAAATTGCAATCGGGCGACGGCGCCAGCGTCTCGCCCGGCCAAATCATTCAGATCACCAACAACAGCCCGTCCGGCGTCGAATACCAGCTCCGCATGATTATCGCGACTTCGGGCTACGGCACCGACGTGGTGGCGATCAATCGCGACTGGTCGACGATCCCGACAAACGCGACAACCTACAGCGTGTTTCAAGGGATGCTGTTCGAGACAGGCTTTGCCAGCTCGGGGGCCTCCTATGGCGACCCCAACCCGGTGACCTCGGTGATCCGCTGCTTCTCGACCTCGGCCGCCGACGTGCCGACCGGATCGGCGCGATACTTTTTCGAGAAGGTATTTGTCGTCAACAACAACACCGCGACCGCCCTGACCGGGGCGCAGGTCGAGATCGCCAGCGAAACCCCAACCCTGCCGTCGGGGGCATTGCTCGACGCGGCGCTGACGACAGCGCTCAACGACACCAACACCTGCAACCCGCGGCAGCAGGCATCGTCCTTTGTGGCGACCGGATCTGGCGCGTTTGTCACCCAGCCCGCCTTTATCAGCGTGCCGTCGCCGGGCAACCTGCCGTCTGGTGCGGCGCCCAACGCCATCGGCGCGCAAGGCGTGTGGCTGCGTCTGACCCTGCCGGCCGGCACCGCCGCCTACAAGGGGTCGGCCGACCTGCGCACGCAGGGGACGACGACCTGATGTTTCGGCTTCGCATCGTGGTGGGCGCGCGATGACGTTTATCTCGGTCCCAGCCACACCCGGCGCGCAGGCGTTCGACACAGACACGGTGTTGACGCAAGCTCAGGCACCAGCGCTTGCCGCGCAAGGTTACGTCTGCGCTATCCGCTATGTCAGCCGCACCAGATCGAACGCCGCGGGCGACATTTCCGCGAGTGAGGCGCAGACGATCATCGAGGCCGGCCTCGGGCTGATGCTGGTGCAGCATTGCCCGCCGGCCTATTGGACGCCGACGGCTGCCGTCGGCACGCTATATGGGGCGGCTGCCGCGGCGAATGCGTCGAGCGTCGGGTATCCGGGGGGTGCTACCCTGTGGCTCGATCTCGAAAATATGCGGCCCGGCTGCGGCGATCAGGCGATCATCGCCTATGTCAATTCGTGGTGCCGCGCGGTGGCGGCGGCAAGATATTTGCCAGGTCTCTATTTCAGCGCCGATTGCCCGCTGACCTCGGGTCAGATTTATCTCGACCTGATCGTGACGCAATACTGGCGCTCGCTCAGTGCCGACACGCCGCCCGTCGCGGTACGCGGCGCCTGCGTGCAGCAGTTTATACAGTACGGGCAGGTCGCCGGGATCGACATCGACCGCGACGTGATCATGGCCGACGCGCTTGGCGGCCTGCCGTCATGGGCGATCAATCAGCCGACCCTGGCGATCGACGCGATATGATCTTCGGCCGCTCAAACTGCCTCTTTTGGGCACTGGGGCGGTGGCGGCGGTTTGGCGGCTATCTTTTGGTGCGCCGCTCGCAATGGGGTCCTTTCCCTCATTTCGCCTGGAGCGAGACGCTGCAAACCTTCAAGAGCTTCGAACCGTTGCACCCGCGCCGTCGACGGCTGCCGCCGCTGATCTTCCGCGGTCGGGTCAGGACGACACGTCAGCCGCCATGATTTTTCGGTCAAATTAGCCGGGGATCGCGAGATGGTGAAGCGGCTCGAAGCGATGCCCGGAGGCGTGCAGCAGAGCCTCGCCCGCGCCGTGAACTCGCATCGAATTGCAGTGCGGCAGACTGTAGGACTAGGTGCTCAACGCCCGCACCGGCATCCTGCATCCGCCGATGGCCACGCTCGGCGGCGGCGGTCGATGAACTTAGCTCTCGACGGTAGCACCCAGGCTTTCGGGTTCAGGCTGCTTCCGCGTTCTAGGGGCGGCGCGCCAGTTTGGATGATCATTGGCCCGGTAGGATAACGCATGACCTGGAACCTCATTGCGTCTACCTCGGCGACGCCCGGCCCAAGCGGTGGGTCGACCTCAAGCATCAACACGACTGGGGCCGACCTGATTGTTGTCGAGGTCAGCCACTACAACGCAGCGACGCCAAGCTTTTCCGACAGCAAAAGCAACTCGTGGCAGCAGATCGGAGCCTTCACCCAAGGCGCCGTCACAACATCCCTGTACTTTTCCCTTGGGCCGACGGTCGGCGGCGCGCACACCTTCTCGGCCACCGCCGGGGGCTGCTATCCCGCGATTAACGTATTGGCGTTCTCCGGTTCGCCAGGCAGCGGCAGCTACGACCAGGTAAGCCACGCCACGGCGGCGAGCGCCACGTCTCTTGCCGCCGGCTCGATCACGCCCTCGGTAAGCAATTCCCTGATCATCGCCACCCTCGGGACAGACGGCGGGTCGAGCCAGACGATCAGCGTCGGCACGGTCCAGGAAAATGCGCCGTGGGTCAACAACGTAAACGAAGGCAGCTCGACCGCCTATGACGAACAGTCCACGGCCGCGGCGATCAACCCCGATTGGTCATGGACTGGGGCCGCCAATGCGGCTGCGATCGTTGTTTCATTTGAGCCGGGGTCGAGCGGCACATCGGTCACCGCCGACGTGCTGGCGCCACTCGAATTCGCCGAGACGGTGCTGCGCGCGCAGCCGGCTGGGGCGGTGCGCGTCTTTCTGACGTCGGGCTCGACCTGGACGGTCCCGGCCAACTGGAACAGCGCCAACAACACGGTCGAGGTCGTCGGCGATGGCGGCGGCGGCGGCACCGGCTATGGTTTCTCGCCGGCGGCGGGCGGCGGCGCCGGCGGCTATGCCAAGGCGGTGAACCTGGCGCTGACGCCGGGTCAGGTGGTCAATATCGGGATTGGCGCCGGCGGCGCTGGCGGTGCTGCGGCCCAAGGCGGCAACTCGGCCGGGACCGGCGCCAACGGCAGCGGCACGTGGTTTGGCGGGACAAGCTTTTCGACAGCATTGGTCAACGCGTCTGGTGGCACCGGCGGCCTTGCCGCCTATCTGATCAATGGCAGCCCCGCCAATGGCGGCGGCCCCGGCGGAGTAGGCGGCGGCTCGGCCGCGAGCCTGACCCATACCGGTGGCGCCGGCGGCAACAACTCGTCGGGCAACGATGGCGGCTCGGGCGGCGGCGGTGCGGCTGGCCCATCGGGCAACGGGGGCGCCGGCGCCGAAGGTGCCGCTGGCCCCGGCAGCGGCGGCGGCGGCGCTGATGGCGGCACTGCCGGCGAGCAAGGCAATATCCCAGGTTCCTACACCGGCGGCGCCGGCGGCAACGGCCCCGGCGGCACCGGCGGCGGCGCCTCGGTTTACGCAGCGCCAGGAAGTAACATTTCGGTCGCCGGCAACCCGGGCACGGCGGGCACCGGCGGCGGCGGCGGCGGCTCGACCCTGGACGGCGAAAGCACCTCGATCGTCGGCGATGCCGCCGGCAATGGCGCCACGGGGTCGGAATGGGGCAGCCATGGCTGCGGCGGCGGCGGCGGCGGCGCCTGCGGGCTCGGCAACGCGACCGCGACCGGCCAGGGCGGCGACGCCGGCAACTACGGCGGCGGCGGCGGCGGCGGCGGCAACACCTTCCCCGGCTCGGGGGCGGGGCGCGGCGGCAACGGGGCAGCGGGGCTGATCGTCGTCAGCTTTCAGGCGGGCGGCGACCCGGTAGAATTTTTGGCAGCCGGGCGGCGAGATCTCACGACCCCGCTGGAAAGCCTCGGCACCAGCGGGACTGAATTAAATTCAGACGCAATAATTCGAGCAGAAGTCCAGGCCTCGCCCGCGGCCGATGTCGCGGCCAGGCTCGAGCTGGCCGGTACGCCCCTACGAGACAGCAACAATCTAGTCGAAAGCAGCCGTCGCTTATTGGTCGATCCGGCCATCGCATTAGATGTGTCAACCGTCTTGCGTACAGTGCCCTTGCTGACGACGGAACTCCTCTCTTCCGCTGCGATTTATTGGCCGGCGCCGATTGAATGGTCGGGTGGGGTGTTGGTGGAGCGCGACGCCCTGATGGCGCCCGAGTGGAGCGCAAGATTGAGGCGTGATATTGCCGCTGCGGTGGAGACGGTCGCGGTTCTCGCAGTCGACCAAAACCACGCCGTCGAATGGGTCGGCACCACATGGCACGACAATCCCGGGGCGGCAGAGGTGCTCAGCCGACTTTTACCTGTTGCCGAATTGGTCGTCGAGTTATCTTCAGGTGGTATCGTAATAGTAGCCGACTCTGCATTGTTAATTGAGAGTGTAGGAACTTCCTCTGTTGAATTGTTTTCAGTGGACACCGGCCCCAACCGGGTTCGGCTGCTGACGACGCCAGGGCGAATTCGCCTTCTTCGGAGAAACTAAGATGCGTTTGCCGATGGCGTTCGACCCAATCGAGGTCGGCGAGGTCGATTATTTTGCTTTCGATTTCACCGCGGATGTGGGAGCGGCAACGATCGTATCGACGAGTTGGACCTCCGCACTCGCCCCCTTTCAGACCGCAACCGACCCCACTCCTCAAGCGCGGGTTTTGGCGGCCGCCTCGGAAATGATGATCCAATTGCGGTCGCCCCGTGACGGCTCTCTGCAAACAAAAACCGGCTCGTTCTCGGTCGCTACTATCGGCGGGATGCCAGCGTCAGCCATCGGCGCAACCTATATTCTTGAAGCTACAGCTACGCTCAGCGACGGCCGGGTTTTGAAGCTCAATTCGTCTGTGCTGTGTGCGCCTTCGGGTTAATGACCCAGCAAATCGCCATCCAGAACGGTCTAACTTTTGCTTTTGATTGCGGCAACCCTTCTCAGCTGAAACCAGCACTACAGCCCGGAAATCGGACGATGAGAATTTATCTGCCAATCGCCAAGGTCGATGCTGAAAGGCGTGAAGTATGGGGTTACGCCTCGACCGAAGCGCGCGACGACCAAGGCGAGATCGTCAAACGCGATGCACTCGTTAGGGCGCTCGGCGACTATATGAAATTTGCCAATATTCGAGAGATGCACCAGCTCTCTGCGGTTGGTGTCGCCAAGGAAGCCGCGGTCGATGACAAAGGTCTCTATGTCGGAGCCAAGATCGTTGACGATCAGGCGTGGCAGAAGGTGGTGGAGGGTGTCTACAACGGCTATTCGATTGGCGGACGTATAACGCAGCGCGACCCCGCCGACTACAAGACGATCACCGGGCTTGTGTTGAACGAGATTTCTTTGGTCGATCGTCCGGCCAACCCCGAAGCGGTTTTCGATTATTGGAAAGCGTCAGGAGCTTCACCCATGCCGGAGACCCGGTTCAACCCGCCATTCCAAATCTGGGCCTGCGGCGTGCCCGAGCACCGTCATCTTGCCAAGGCCGAGGCATTGAAGTGCCAGGAACAACTAGCAGGTTCGGGGCTTGATTTAATTGCCGCGGCGAGAAACGCAATCGCGACCGCCGAAGACGCGCTGGAGAAGGCCCAGGACAAGGCCGAGAATGAAGAACCCTACGGCGATGTGGCATACGCCGATCCGGGTTATCAGTCCGACGGCAAGAAACGCTACCCGATCGACACCGAAGCGCACATCCGCGCCGCCTGGAACTTCATCAATCGGCCGAGCAATGCGCAGAGGTACACAGCGGCCCAACTCGACAAGATCAAGGCCCGCATCCTCGCCGCCTGGAAAGCAAAAATCGATAAGGAAGGCCCTCCCTCGACGCAAGACATGAGAAGTTCGGGAAGAACCCCGACCCGTCTCGCCTTAACAAAGGCACTATGGGACGTCGGCCATGTCGCGCGGATCATACTCGATCTCAACTGGCTGAAGGAGAACCTCCTGGTCGAAGCGGCGATGGAAGGCGACGGCTCGCCGCAGCCCGCAAGGCTGCAAGCCGTCATTGGCGAGCTGTGCGGGTTTCTTAATGCGCTGGTGGCGGAAGAGACCAGTGAGATTTTAAATGACGCGGAGCTCGTCGCCGACCCTGAGCAACCGAGCGCTTCGGACATTATGGTCATGGCGGCCGGGAGGACCGGCGCCACTCTCATTGCTGATTTGTGCCGAGGCCGAAGCGTGAAAATGCAGAAATTCGGCGCCGCGATCCTCGCCAAAGCCAAGCATAGCGACGGGGACCAGGCGCTCCTCGACCTCGCCTATCATGCGATCAATAAATGCATGGGGATGGATGGCTTGCTGTTCGCTGAAAGGAGCCACGTCGCCAAGGCGCGCGACGCGTTGCAGGCCGCAGGTGCCATGGCGAGTGAGGAAGCGACGGTCGATACCGCGCGTTACCCCGAAACCGCGCCCCCTATGGTCCGCCCACCAGCGGCGGAATTCCGGCCGGGCCAAAACTCCACGGTTGATGCCTCGAAGCACCCGCTGTCGGGCGCCGCAAATGGAATGCTGGAAATGATCGCGACGGCGCTGGGCAAAAGGGGACAGGGTCATCAAGCGTTGATGGATATGGCCCATGACTGCATCGGCAAGCTGACGGATGGCGAATGTTGCGTTACCGCCAAAGCCGGCGCCCGTCATTCCAAGGAGACACTGGGCCACCTCGCCAAAGCGCACGATCATCTCGTAGCCGCCGGGGCGAAATGCGACGCCGCCGGATTTGCCGACAAGGCCGAATGGGAAGGAACGGAATTTGAACCCGGCAAAGCCGCGATGGGAAACCTTTCCAAGATGCTGGCTGGGGAGCGAGCCGAAAAGGCGGCCTTGATCGCGACCCTGACCGACATTGTGCCGCGACTCGATCAGTTGACGAAGAGGGTCGAAGATATCGCGCGCACCCCGCTGCCGCCACTTGCGGTTGCCAAAAACGTCACCGCGATTTCCAAACAACAAGACGCCGGCGGCGATGGCATCTCGCCCGACGAACTCGCCGCGGCTTTTTCTCGAATGAGCAAGGAAGAGCAGACCCTGACATTGATCAAGGCGAGCTATGCGCGACCGATCCAGCCGCCCGGCCTGATGCGGGCGAAGGAGACGCGCGGCGAGTAAATTCGGCTCTAACGCCGTAACCGAACCCGGCGCCTCGCCGGGTTTTCTTTGCCCCCCTGTTGGGAGGAATTGTAAATGAGTTCGATTACCCAGGAATCGCTGGAGCTGTTGAAGAGAGCTCTGGCCACGCCGGACGACACGCTCACCAAATCGATCTCGACCGCGACCGGCCTCGTCGCCTACGACCTGCAGGCACCCGCGAAAAATCTCTATCCCTTTGTCACCCCGATTCGCAACGTCATGCCGCGAGTAGGCGGCGGCACCGGCACCGCGACCAATTGGCGCCAGGTCAATGCGATCATCGGCTCCGGCTTCGACGCAATGGGCTGGGTTCCGGAAGGTCAACGCTCGGGCCAGATGTCGTATTCGACCTCGAGCAAGTCTGCCACCTTTGTCACTATTGGCGAGGAGGACGCCGCGACCTTTGAAGCGATCTCGGCCGGTCGCGAGTTCGAAGACATCCAGGCGCGGATGACTTTCCGGCTATTGCAAAAGATGATGCTGAAAGAGGAGATGGCGATCCTCGCTGGAAACGCCTCGCTGATGCTGGGTACCCCAGCGACCCCGACCCTGTCGGCATCAGGCAGCGGTGCTATCCTGCCCGCTGGAACGTATTTCGTCAAGGTTGTGGCCCTGACCCTCGAAGGCTATCAGAATTCCAGCGTGGCGGCCGGCGTTGCCACAACCAAGACCATCACCGGCGTCGACAACAAGACCTTCGCGCTCAACGGTGGCTCATCGAACATCAGCGGTGAGGCGAGCCAGGCAGTAACACTCGGCCAGACCTTGTTTTGCAGCGTCGCCCCGATCATGGGCGCCGTCGCCTATGCCTGGTACGTCTCGGCCTCGACCGGAACCGAGACATTGCAGGCGATCACGACGATCAACAGTCTCGCTGTTTCGGCGCCGCTCAGTACCGGAAACCAACCTCAAACCGCGATTACAGGGGATAGTTCGGCCAATCCGAACTATGCCTATAACGGCCTGCTGACGACCGCGCTCATGGCCGGCTCGAACGCCTACGTCAACACTTTGTCGACCGGCACCCCGGGAACCGGCACAACCTTGACGCCCTCGGGCCGGGGCTCGGTGGTCGAAATCGACACAATGTTCCAGACGATGTGGAACAATTTCGAGCTGTCGCCGACCGTCCTTTACGTAAATTCTCAGGAGCTGAAGAACATCACCACCAAAGTGCTGTCGAACAGCTCCGGGCCGCTTCTGCGTTACGACACTCCCGCCGACGGAAGCGAGGGCGAGTATCAGCTGACGGCGTCCGGGACGGTGCAATTCTACTACAATCCGTTCGCGATCTATGGCGGGTTGCGCATCCCGATTAGAATTCACCCGCGCGTCCCGCCCGGCACGATCATCGGCTGGGCCGAGAACCTGCCGATCCAGTATCAGTCGAACGAAGTGCCTAACGTGGCCGAGGTCAAGACCCGGCAGGATTACTATCAGATCGACTGGCCGATCGTCACACGCCAGCGCCAAGTCGGTGTCTACGCCGAAGAGGTGCTGGCCGTCTATGCTCCGTTCGCAATGGGCGTCATCACCAACATCACCAACGGCTGACCGACTTGTCCGACCTGATAGCGCTTCGGGCCATGTTCGGCCAGGACGAGGC